ATGGCACCGACCCATTCGTGGATGCCTTTTTTGGGATAAGCAACATAGGCACCTGCGGCTTGTGTGTCTTCATCTGTTAGTCTCTCTTTGCGGTTAGGAACTACTAGTCCACGTTCATGGGCTTCATTGATGATGGCCTGTTCTGTCACTGCCACAGCACCCATGGTGGTCTGGAGTAACACAGTGTTGGCATGCGCCAGTTCATTAGCAAGGTCTAGAAATCGTAACTTTTTGTCCAAGCGGGCAAGCAACATGGTGTCCTGCCGGTTGTAGTCGATGAATGTCTTGAAGTTTTGATTGTATAGCTGATCCAGCGTTCCTTCAAACTGAGTTTTTCTCTCTCCAAGCTCATGATCGCCGATGGCATCCAACGAGTAGGAATGGCGTTCTTCATATGTGTATTTCCTATAAAGTTGCATATAGTCCATGTGTACTCGACCAATCAAGTCAAAGGTCAAGTTTTCTGCCCCAAAGCGTTCAAAGGTACGTTGCTTGGGCAGTTGTCCCCACAGGCACATGCGTCGCGTATCGTCTTTGCTCAACACACGAGTGATACGCATCACAGTATATGGAATATCAAAACCTTCAGAGTTCCAGCCTGACAGTGTGTCAGCATCGTCGATGAGATCTAAGAATGTGTTCAACATGTCGGCTTCGTTTTCAAACAACATACAGTTTTCAAACTCTGAAGCAATCTCCTGTGCAGTTTCCATGCTCATTGACTTGGGAGGTATAACCAAGGTGACCAGTTGATCCAGCCAGTCAAGATACACAGATATAGCAGTGATTGGATTGAATGGATCTTCTGGCTTAGAGAATCCACGTTCGGGATCAAAGTCTACCTCAATGTCAAAGAATGCTGTCTGTAACTTGGGAGCGTCTTGCCCTTTGTAGTTTTCTTCAAAACAACGAAACACAGGGTTGATATCTGACTCATAGATACCTTTGCCTGACTGTATGCGAAGTTCTTTGCGAAACTCTTTGTTGTTACGAGTGCTGAATCTTGAAACAGAGTTTCCATAGATACTCTGGAACTTGCCTCGGGGATCATCGTAATAGAAAATGTATGTGGCTGGATATTCGCGATACTCTCTACGGCCATTGACACGTTCTACCACGTGTATGCGATCGTGTTCACGATCAAAAAGTGCGTCTACGTAACTCATTGTTCTCCTGGCGACTTGTGGCTCGCGCATGCCGTTCTACATGCCCGTGACGTGGGCGAAACGCTGTTAAAACAGTATTTACAGAGTTTTGCCAACAGTGGTAAGAATAGTTTCAAGAAGTTCTTGTTCTTGTTGTGTTTTACCAAACTCGGCTTTGTGCGCGACCTTGATGGCTTTTTTCAACACACTGGGTTTGATTTCTAGTTCTTCGGCCACGGCCTTGATAGTGTCCGACAAACCGCCGTTGAGTGTTTCAATCTCATGCATGACCTGCATGCCCTCGTTGATGATTTGAGTAAGTTTGATTTTTTGTTCGCCGTTGAATGTTTTGGTTTCCATGTGGATCTCCTGTTGATGTACTATTATAAACTATTTGTTGCAATATTTCTAGTGCTTTGAAAAAACTCAGTGAAGCTTTTCCAAATCTCTGATTCCGAAATCCAATATCCTGAATCTGAATAACTCGTGCGGACATTGTATCTTTGTGATTGTACACTATTACTAGAAAGATTGTCAACCAGTTCTGGAAAATAGGTTTGTATGATTCGTCGATTTGATATAGGAGGGCTTACAAGATTTATCTGAGGCACACCAGATTTGATTGCCCAGTTAATGTCGTGCGCTAGTTTTTTTATAGGATACCATTGCACATGACTATCTAAACTGATCTTGTCTAACCATTGAGATGAGGATAGATCGACTAAAATATTTTTCTTGATAGTTGGGTGGCAAAGACTAGGTAATCTTACAACATGGCAACGATCAAGTGCTGACAACGACCTTTCTAAGAAATGTCGATTTTTTCCGTAACTGTGTGCGGGTTCCTGCACTGTGAGATTGTCATCGACACTTGTTTTTTCTTGATATACATCCACGGTGCTAATGTATATCAAATGATCATAGGTTGTCTTTTGTACGGCTTCAACAATAGCTCTGCAATCATTGAAATCTTGAACAGGGTTATCTCCAACTATCAGTCTATTGCCAGTTGGTGCCGCAATAATAATCTGATTCCAATGTGTTTGGGCAATACTATCAAGATTGTTTCGAAGTATCTTCTTGGCCCCAAGGTCATTGGAAAGCATAGAGCCTAAAAATCCATTGCCACCAAGAACTGCAATCATAACAGTGCCTTTTTTATTTGCTCTATAGATTGTAAGTTTAGGCGATCACAACTGTTGTAGAACTCTCCTGATAGCACAAGCTCTTGATTGTACTCACTGCTGACTTGAGTCATTTCATATAGTTCGATTGCAGAGTATTGACTGACTTCCTGTATCAACATCACTGTTTTGCTCAAGCGATCAAGGTTGCCTGGTTCTTGATCAAATGAAAGATCTAGTCCGTAGTCAAACTTCATCCCCAAGTCACTCAGTGTACGATAAACATCATATTGTCCCACAGGAATAAATGCAGTTCTGCCTAGTAGACATTTAAAAGTTTTTTCTGAGATGTGTGGTCCAGGCAGTGTATACTTTCTATCTCCTTCTTGCATGAGACTGTAATGAAAACTTTCATTGGTAAAGTGTATGGCTGCTTGTTGATATGCTATCTGTGCAGGATTTGCTGTGTAGTGTTGAAAGTTTTGATCATTGGTAAAGTCATCCAAGGCAATACGGCGTCCAAGATATTTCTGCTGAAAAGTACGCATCAAAACATCAAGCAAGGGACGACCAGTTGACTGCCAGTGGTGTACATTTTTATCTTCTAGCCAGTCACTGATACTGACCAGGCAGTTTTCTTGACCCAGTATTTCCAACATGGCTGTGGTCACCAATAGTTTATTTTGTGTTATGCGGTTGCAAAAAGCACTGGCCTTGTACTGTATATTTTTTTCATAGTGTGTGCCAAACAACTGTATCATTTGATCTAGTGCATAGTGCCAATACAGCCAACGTATGTGGGTGACATTATCGGGCCACTCAAAATCGTCGTAACTTTTTAAATCAGTTAGTACAAATACTGGAACAGCAAACTCTTGACGGCGAATCCAATCAAAATCAATGTGTTCCATATGCCAGCTCAGCACATAGTAATCATAGCCTTTGGGTAAATCATATGTGGTTCCCCACTGCCCGTGTACATGCCAATATCCGTTGTTGGGCCACTCGAAGTTTTCAAACAAATGATAGCCTCTGATATTTTTGAGTTCGTTGGGATTTGTCATTCCTTTGGGATTTGGAAATAACATTTTATTTTCGTCGTACCACCATTGCATGGAAATACTTACCGCTCCCTATGCAAGGTTTTAAATAATAACATGACCTTAAAAAACACAGTTGACAATCTTTACCGCAAAGATCTTGAAATAAATCCCATTGCTCAGCGATTTGAGAGCAGTGAATACGACCACTTTGATTGCGAAAATAGAAACAGTGATCACATACTAGTATGCTTAGGCGAAAGTTGGACCAAAGGCTGCGGCCTAGCTGATCCGCATCAAGATGTGTTCGGAGCACAACTCAGTAGAGAGCTCAAGTGGGATTGGCTTAACTGTGGCGGCAGTGGATTCTCAAACTCCTGGATGTTGGGGTATTGTGAATATCTAATAGATTACCTCAACAACAGCGATTATGTTGGCGGATCTGTTGTATTGACATTTACTGAAAATGGCAGAGATATCAAAGACTACGGTTCTAGAAAGTTTGACTATATTTCTGCTTATCGATCCGTGCCAGTTACTGTTGGGCTATACAAACTTGTGCTGGATGACATTGAACGTGAATGGATTACTCGACTAGAAGGTATTTGTAGCAGACTTAATTCTCGATTTCAAATCATTGTTGGCTGTAACTTTGCTTGGCACGAAACGTTAGCAGGATTCTGTAAAAATCATTACA